AAGTACTGTTCAAATATTTCTAATTGCGCCTGCTTTGCAAAATAATTATACTCTAAAGGAGCAATGTATCCTCTATTGTCTTTATTTAATAAAAATAAGACTGTGCTTCTTACACTGTTAATCATGGAATATATTTTTTACAAAAGTACAAAAAAAAAGAGGTCACATTTTGCGACCTCCTTCTCTCCTTCCACGGTAATTAGTCAGTTATTATAAACTATTTGTTATTTTTTGTAAAACATCTAGACCGTCATCTGTTTTAAAGAATAAAGCTATCCACTATATACATTTTCTCCGTAAGGAACAACGATAACTTTTTGAGTCTTCTTGTCTCCCCAAACAACTGTTCTGTTGTCTGACTTAACAAAAAGTATTCCCATCTCAACAGCTCTCACTGCTAAGTTTCTTAGTTTTAAATTTTCGTCATTTAAAAGATCCATAAACTCTTCTGGGTTATTTCCTGCCCAGATAATCATATCTCTTTTTAATTCTGAAGATGTCATTGTAGATATATTTGCTTTTCCTTTTAAAACAACTCTTGCAATTGCTTCTAGATCATTTATGTCTAAATCTTTAGCTGCTATTTGAGCTTCTAATTTTCCAACCATATTTTGAACTTCTTCATTTGCATCTTTTTCTTTATCAAATTCTTCAAATTTAACTCCAAAAGCAGGATGTAACATTAAGAATTTTTGTAAATTCTGATTATCACTGTTAACAACCAATGTTCCATTTTCAAAAACAATTGGAGATAAAGTTACTAATCCATCTTGTTCGTCGACAAAAGGAGATATTTGATTTGTAGCCCACCTTAAAGCTCTATTTAACCCACTATCACTATATGTTAGAGGTTTAGAGGCTGTGTGTTTCACAGCGATCATGTGTCTTATTGGTGTTCTATTGCTTGTTAGTACGAAAACCCTTGTCTTAACTTCTAAGTTAGGGAAAAGACCAGAGTAGCCTTTTTTAGTAGTTTTTATTGCCATTATATTAAAATTAAATTAGATTAAAAAAAAAAGAGGGCATCGATAAGACACCCTCTTTAAAGGTATTATTGCATCAATATAAAATTGTTTGCTCCCATAACACAAAGTGCTCTTTCTGATAAGAAATGTACTTCCATGTTATCTTTATCTGTAGTAGATGCTCCACCAGCAGATCCAGTTACCCAAGATTTGTACTTTCTATCTTCAGAAGCGGATTGACGGTAACGAACGTGTAAAAATGGTCGTTTAGCGTTTTTTCCTAATACTTGATCATAGATAGTAGTTGTCCCAGCAGGAACCATAAGTCCATCAATACCACCGATATTACCTCTTGTAGTAGCATCGTTTAGGTATTTCCAGTCAGACTTATAAAAGTCATATCCAATTCTAAATCCAGTAAATCCTAGATTTAAAGCCATGTCTTCGTCGTTATCAAATAAACCGTAAGAACTTGTTGAAGCTCCAGAGTTGTTTTGATCAGCTAACACTCTATCAATTTTGAAAGAAACATCTCTGTTTACGAAAAGAACATTCTCTTGAATAGCTCCTTCTTTATCAAGAACTTTAGCAAAAGCTTCAAGATCATCTCTATCTGTGATATCTCCAGATGAAGTGTTACCTCCATTTTCAATTTCATAGAAAAGACCTTTTGTACCTTTGTATCCTGCAGTTAAAGCAGCAGAACCTGAAACAGATGGCTCTCCTTCTACCATTGAAGTTTCAAGGTAGTCTTCGAATCTTAGTCTTGTTTCGTGCTCAGACTTCAAGTACCATAGGTATCCTGACGCTCCGTTTTCAGTAGTTACTTCTACCCATCCAACGTGTGCCATCTCAGAACCAGATACTTCGTATTTGTCTTTGATGATAATTGGATTGTTTTCTTTAGCCTCCATACTAGCTTGTAAAGATCCAGACATTCCTGAAGTTCCTTTTTTAAATTCAGAACCGAATACAAAGATTTTACAGGCATCAGCTGCAGTAAAAGATCCTGCTCCTGTAACCATGTCAGCGTGAGAGTAAGGTGCAACTTCAATAGAGTTAGCTGCGCTAGCATCTGTTATTAAAGCTTTGATTTGTATACTAGCATTTGCATTAGAAACAATAATTGTTTGATTAGTTCTAAAGTCATGCCCTGCAGAAGTAATAGTGTTACCATCTGTAACAACTCCTGAAGCTTGTATGTGTAATCTTCCTTGCTCAGTCCACTTAATTAAGTCAGAGCTAGATGGAAGTTCAGCTCCTACCATTCTTAAGAAAGAAGCGATAGATCTGTTTCCATATTTTTCAAATTCTTTCTCATACAAGTCTGGTAAGAATTGTTGTGCGAAAGTATAATCAGCGTTGCTTAGGTAGTTAGAGTTTTGTAACCCCTTGCTTGGCGCTGGCGTAAGAGAAGTTGAACCTGCAATAGATCCTGCTCCTCCAAATGTAATTGCTTGTGCCATTTTTTAGTTTTTTTTTAAATTGTTTAACGTTTTTTAATTTTTAATCCAGACCCATAATTATCAGAATCTTGTAAGACCTTAAATTTAGTTCCTGGTGTTGAAGAATCTACTTTACTTCTAACGTCCATATTAACATTCTTCCCGTCTTTAACAACTTCATTTACAGCATCAGATTTTCCTTGCTCGTAAAAGAATTTTGCATATTTCTCAGGATTCATAGCTATATCCATAGCTTTATGGTAATCAGAAGCATCTCTAAGAGCTCCTTTTTCATCAATGTGTTTTGAAATAAAGTTGTTAAGGTTACTGTTCTTCTCCATAACATCTTTAGGGTCTTTGGGATTGAAAACAAGATTTTTTTCTCCTACGTTAAATTCAAAACCTTTGAATTCATTATCGAATAATTTTCTTGTTTTTTCGTCAAAGATAACACGCTGATTGTCTTGAATCTCTTTATTTCTTTTAGATTCCTCTTGGTATTTATTATAATTGCTAAACGCCTCTTTATACTCTGCTGGCACATTCTCGTCACTTGACTCAAGTGGAGCTTTGTATTTTTCCTTTAGGTTATTAAAATACTGTTTAGCTTTAAATAATTCTTTTTTCTTGTCAAGTTCTTTAACTTTCTTTTCAGAGTCCGTATCGACAGAATCATTAAACTCAAATTTTTGCTCAATTAAAAAAGAAACGTCCTCGTCATTAAGACCTGGATTTGTTTCTTTATAATACTGAACAAGAAGATCATTTTGATTCACCTCATCAAAGTCTTGTTGTAAATTAATATAATCTTTCAACCCTCTTTTGGTTTCTTTATTATATTCAAGATACTTTTCAACCTCTTCTGGAAGTTTATTAACTTGTTTTTTATCTTTATTTGAAAGAACGTCTTCTAAAGAATTTATATCTAACTGATACTTATCTGTTAAGTATGAGCTTAATATCTCTTCTTTAGTTTGTTTTTTATCCTTTACTTTATCTTCTTCTTTTTCATTAGATTCAGATAGTTTAGGAGCTTCTGTTTTCTCAGAAGTACTCTCTTCTTTTGAATTTTCAACTACTGTTTCTTCTTCTGTTTTTTTATCTTCCTCTTTTTTTTCTACTGGAGGTTTAGATAAATCTACTTTAAAATCAACATCAGTCGATTGTTCTTTGTCGGTAGACCCAACCTTTTGGTTAAGATTTACCTTAATTGTTTCATCACTCATATTTAATTAAATTATATTTACTTTACAAAAATAAGATAAATTACAACACGTTTTGTTGGTTCATCTGTTCCATCATACCCATCATTGGGTCTTGCGGTGCTTGTTGAGGCATTTGTCCTCCCATAGGCGGCATTTGTCCTCCCATAGGTGAAGCTTGATCCATAGGCGGCATTTCCCCCATTGGCGGCATTTCACTCATAGGTGACATTGGTTGCCCTTGTTGATTTTCTCCTTCAAAATCTGTTGGAGGTAAATCTTTTTTTCTTTGACTTATCATTCTACTTTGTTGAGACGCTTGCTTTTCTGTTCTTTTATCTTTTCTGTCTTCTTTCTGTCCATCTCTACTAGAAAATCCTTCAATTTCTAGTTTTTTTAATTCCATAGCATGTTGAAACTTCATCTGCTCAAGCTCTTTCTCTAATTTAGCTTTTACCTCTAACTTCTGTAAATCCATTTTATTAGTAAGCTGTAGCATTTGTGCGTCAGATTTACTTTTAATAGTATTTTCTTGTGTTCTAGCCTGAGATGCCGCTTGTGCTGATTTAGAATTAGCTTCAGATTGCATGTTAGTCTTCTTTTCTTCTAAAGCTAAATCACTTTCTTGTTTTCTTGCTTTTCTAACTTTAAGTAGCATATTAGCTAAATGTAAGTTATTAACCATTCTTATATCAATAACATCATCTAAGTCTATCTTACCTGCTTGTAATGCTATTTGTATGTTTTGCTCTAAAAGAGATTTTTCTTCTTCATCTGGCTCTAGTTCTATATAAACACCAAAATCATGTAAATGTAAGTTTTGAATTTCTGTAATTATTTGAAAATTATTTTTACCTATCATTTTAGCAAAATCTTCACTAAAAGAAGAATACTGTAATATATCAGATATTCTATATGATAAAGCAGTACATAAGTTTTTTGTAATATTTATACCAGATTGAACAATGTGCCTAGTTGCTGTATTGCTATTTAAAGCTGCTAATTTTTGTACTCCTACTAAAGAGTATTTATCTGGAGTACTTCCGTCTCTAGCTTCATTAATGCCTGTAGCAGCTCTAATCATACCAAGCTGATAGTTGTACATATTAATTAAACTTGATATTTTAGCATTTGAACCACTACTAGTCAATTCCTGTATTGGCACTCTAGCGTTATTAAACTCTCCATCTTCTGTATAGCTTCTTCCTATAACACTACCAGTTTGGAAGTACATAGATAAAGCTTCTGAAGGATTGTATGAAGCTCCATTACCAAGATCTACACTATTTAAACCATCTGCATCAATAAAAACACCATCGGGAATCATTTTAGAAACAACTTGCTGTAGTTTTAAATGTACCAATTGTATTTGATCAGCAAAAGGAATCATTCTTTTAACTAAAGAATCAATTTTACCTTTAGCCATTTTAGGAGCAGATAGTAAGTAAGGAGAAATTGTTTTTTGAAAAGCAGATTTAGGTCTAACCATATTCTGCATTAATTCCCATTTTATTAATTTATTGGTTCCTAGAATCATAACTCCCTCATACCAAACATCTATTCTTCTGGATGCCTTTATAAACCTTTCGTTTTCTCCTTCTGGGTTAAAAGACGAATCTTTCTTTATTGGTTTTTGACCACCGTTTACTGTTTCTTTTATTTTATAAACAACATCTTTATCTGTTTTATAACAAAAATATAACAAAGAAACATTTGATTTATCTAATCCAATTTGATTAGAATGATCCATTCTACTTGCCATTTTAGACATTTCTTCTAACTCTTCTTGAGAAAGATTAGGATTTATTTTTTTTAGTTCAGTTACATGAACGTTTTTTACTTCACCATAATAATAACAATCTTTAAAAGATGGATCTTCTGTAGGTGAGTATATTAAATTAACAGGGTCAACGTATTCTACCCTAACTCCATCATGAATATCAAAACTATGTTTCATAGCAGATAATCCCAATACAACATTATCTTCTGTAGTTCTTTTGGATAGTTCTTCATAATCATTTAACTCTAATAAACTATTAATAGCTGTTTCTTCTGCTATCTCTACTCCTTGTTTATATTTAAGTTTCATATAAAGACCTAATTCTTCTGTAGTTCTTGGTAATTCGTCTTCAGAAAAATTAAAAACATCTACTCCAGTTTGATCTTTAAGTTCTTTTAATGGCTCATAAGCAACCATGTCAGCTTCCATTTCTTGTCTAAAGCTTTCTCTTACTTCACTAGAATATGCATCTACAGCTTCAACCTTTACATCGTAAAGTCTATTAGATATTCCATTAACAACTATGTCTACATATTTAGGTATAATAGCCACAGGAGTCCAATCTAAATTTAAATAAGACAAGTCTCCATTTATGGACAATTCATTTTTATATTTTTCAACTGGCTGTTCAGCTCTGGCATATAATCTTCTACTTAAGTATTCAGACCTCATGTCTCCGTATAACGAAGTTCCGTGATCTCTCGAAAACCACTCTGATTCAATTGCCTGACCTACACGAAGACCATACTCCAA